CATTGGCGAGTAGCAAAAGAAGATGGAGAATTTACTGCATCATCTTATGGTACTCAAACTTTAAATACAGAAGATATCCAAGACTTTATACCATTTGATGATGTCACATCAGAAATAGTTGAGGGTTGGGCTAAAGATGCTATGGGTGAAGATAAAGTAGCTGCTATTGAAGAATCATTAGATAAAGAAATAGAAAGCAAAAAAAATCCTACTTCTGAAACCATAACATTGGAAAATTAATATATAATTAAATTTTATAACTATTAAACATAAGAGAGGAACTTATATGGAAGATAATAACAAAGAGATAACTGAAGTTAGCTTGTTTGAGAAAAAATACGCAACTAAAGATTTAACTCCAAGAGTATTACAAACTTTTATTACTATTAAAGAGATGGAAGCAGATGCTAAAAGGTCTAATTATATTGCAGTTAAAGATGCTAGTGCTGTTGAATATCAGAAAATCCAACTGCGAGATATGATTGCAGAGGATGAAATTCAACCTATGGAAGCAGAACAAGAAGCTGAAGTTGTAGAAACTCCCACTGAAGATGGTGCAGGAGATGGGGAAGAATAAAAGAATCATGCCTAGAAAAACAGCACATGATGTAGCAAAAGATTTGGAACAGCATGATGCAGTTTGCCAAGAGAGGTGGAAAACCATCTATAAAAAGACAGATGCTTTACAAGTATCAGTTGACCATATAAAAATTTGGTTATTAGGTGGTTTAACAACTATTGTGGCTTCATTGATTACTTTGATAATTAAAACCTCAATTTAATATGTTAGACAAGTTAATTGATCCTATATCAGATATATTGGATAAATTTATACCTGATAAAGACCTAAAACTTAAATTGCAACATGAACTTAATCAAGAGTTGCATAAAGCTAATATGGCTCAAATTGAGGTAAATAAGGAACAAGCAAAACATGGTTCTTTATTTGTTTCAGGTGCCAGACCTGCGTGTATGTGGGTATGCTGTTTAGGACTTTTTTGGTCATTTTTTCTAGCACCTTTATTAAATTGGTTTTTAGCAATTAGTGGTACAGATATGCCATTACCTGCTATAGAAACAGATGGTTTACTAACGCTAACACTTTCTTTATTAGGACTTGGTGGTTATAGGTCATTTGAAAAGTTTAAAGGTGTTGCTAGAAATAGTTTAAAAGATTAATGCAAAAAAAAGTAATAGCTATGTTGCGTAAACATGAGGGTATGCGTAATTATCCTTATAAATGCAGTGAGGGATTTCTAACGCTGGGAATTGGTAGAAATTTAGAAACTAATGGCATTACAGAAGATGAAGCTATATATCTATTAGAAAATGATATAGAAAGAGTAATAAATCAATTAAATAAAAATTGGTGTATTTGGCGAGTATTACCTGAAAAGGCAAGAATGGTATGTATTGATATGGCTTTTCAGATGGGTATAGCTGGTTTTATGGCTTTTAAGAATACTAGGCAGCTTATGGAAGATAGGATGTGGGTTGAAGCATCTGAAGAATTATTAAGAAGTAAGTATGCGATACAAACCCCAAATAGAGCATTATACAATTCAAGGCAATTAGCCTTGTGTAAAAATGACAAAAAAAACCAGCGAACAACACCAAAGTAATTCAAGACTTGGTGCAATGGGCGAAGCATTAGTCCAAACATTTTTATTAGAACATTGTGATTGGTGTTATCCAACGCAAGAAAAACATCCAGCAGATTTATTAGTTGAATTAGGATCAGCTAAATTTACTGTTCAGGTTAAAACAAGGCGAGAAACAAAAGAGGGCAAGTATGTTTTTGCTACAGAAAAATCAAGGTTATTATCTGATGTGTATAAGCACTATCATTGTGACATTCTTGCTTTTGTATTTTTTAGTGCAGCAGGAAAGCGTATCAAATTCCAATCAAATTCAAGTTCGCAGAGTTATTTTACATTCAATGCAACCTCTATAACTCCCAATATGGAGTTAGATTCACTCCAAGAAACCCTTAATCAAATTGCTTCTGTTCCTGTAATAAATAGCCTTTAATTAATAAATATCAAATATAAGTTGATGTATTTATATATATATGTATATAATGCACTTATGTTAATTAAAAAAGGAGTAAATAACATGAATATAACTATGACTGAACATAGAAAAATGAATGAATTGCAAAAGCAAACTAAAGAAGTGAACAGGTTGGAAGATTTATACCAGACCACTTATGAAAAATACGATAAAAAAATGGATAAGCTAATAGAAAAAAGAGATTTAGCACTTGAATGTATTTGGGACTCTTTTGTTGAGGAAAAGGCAAAACTTCAAAAAATGTTAGGGGATAAATAAATCTTAAAAATAGATCTAAAAAAAAAATAAGATTTATAAATATCAAATATAGGTTGATATATTTATATATATATGTATATAATGGTGGTATGTTAAAAAATAAAGGAGTAAATAACATGAAAAAAGTAATTGAAAAATATGAGCGTTGGTTAGCTGTTGCTGAAGAGCATAAAGCAAATGGTGTTGAGTACAAAGACTCAAACATTAACGAAGCAATTGCAAACTATAAGCAAATGTTAAAAGTTCTTAAATGCCCTAAATTCCAGCAAGCAATTGCTGGGATTTTTACTAATAAGGAGAGTGCATAATGGCAAAACAAGACCCTATAGATAAGTTATTTGATGCTTTTTATGAATGTTGGGATATAGGTGTAGACAATATCAAGGTCAATAAAAATCATTCTAAATGTATAGGTAATTGGACTATCCAAATACTAGATTTTAGAGGAAAAATATTAGCAGAAAGTAAAACTCCATTTAGGAAACATTTTGAGGACACTCAATAATGCGATACTTTATTTCACCTGCAAATTCTTTATATACCTTATGGAGTATTGAAGAAGCTATATCATATACAGCATATAATGCTAATGGCGATCCATACGATAAAGAAGAACCTGAAAAACACCATTATGTAAAAAATCTTTCTAAAGATTATGCAACAGCTATTAAAAATGCCAAAGAATATATTGCTAATAATAATGGTGTTTTAGATAGCATTTGTGAAGAAAAAGAATTAGAAGAATATTCAACAGCTACTACAGGAAAAAAACATAGACTTCTGTATGAATCAGAAAGATGGATGCAAAATAATTTAGAAATTGTTGCTACATATAAATTATTAAAAAATGCAACCACAGATGCTATAGCTATAGAAAATAAATTTATTGATGCTGTAAGTCCTCACACACCTGCATATTCAGTGACTATTTGGTCAATTATAAAAGACAGTGAATATTTAGATGAAAGTTTGGTTAATACATTTATAAATGCAATAGCATTTGAAAATTCATTTGGCAAAGATCAGTGGGGTGCTTTTAGATCAATGGTAGGTGCAATAGTTGTTGGTAAAGGTAAACCTACTGAATCACAAGAGTTATATATTAAAAGTTTATATCACAATCATAAAGCTAATTATCAAGCAAGATTAGATACTTTAAAACAAATTAGAAAACAGCATTTAGATTATTTAGCAACTTGTGATGAAGTGCCAAGCACTGAAGAAAGAATGACTTTAGTTGGTCAAATACAAAAAATAAAAATAGTAGACCATCAATTTGGTTTTACATGGAAAATGATTTTATTATCTGATTCAGGTTATAAACTTTATGGATCAATACCTACTAAATTATTAGAGGATTTTAATTACAATAAATCTAAATTAGAGGGTTTACAAATTTCTTTTGATGCTACTGTTGAGCAATCAGAAAGAGATAAGTATTTTGGTTTTTTTAAAAGACCAACAAAATTAAATATAATAAATAAGGAGAGTGCATAATGAGATACACATTAGAAGTATGGCTACCAAAAAATAACTTTTGGTTTACAGCCTGTAAGACTAAAGACATGATTGTTTTAGGCAAACAAATTATTAAAGTTAAAAAACAAGGTCATAAATATAGAGTTGTTAAGGGGGAAACAAATGCAAAGTAATAATAAATGGTGGGTTTACATTGATGGCTACAGAGTGGCAGAAACTAAATCTATAGGATATAAATGGGTATATTACAAAACTGCTTATGGTAGATATAAGAAGATTAGTAGAGCAAAATGGGATAAGGCTTGTATTAGCACCTTAAACGATCAACAAACTAAATTAGATATACAAAATCGAGCAAGAGATTTAGGTATATCTTTTATTAAAAAATCAAGAAAGAAGTTTGGTTGGAGTTATAAGACTTTTGATGAAATTAAATTTGAAGTGGAGAGTGCATAATGAATAATTTATTACTACTGGTAGCAGGGTTTATTGCATATCCAATTATAAAATATTTATATAATTCATTATTACTATGGATGGCTTTTAGAAAGAGGAGAAATATTTGGGTTAGATCAAACTTTAATAAACAAATTACTTACAATAAGAAGATAGTAAGATGAATGATACTGATAAAAAAGTTTGTAAGTGGTATGAATCACAAATTAATCAAGCAAAACAAGAGTTAGAAGATGCAGAAGAAAATGTGGCACAAAAGAAAAACCATTTGTTTTTGCTTATAGCTGAAATAGAAGAATGGTTAAAACAGCAGGAAAAAAATGAGATTAAAAATTAAAAACACCACTTATTTTGGTGAGTATCTTGGAAAAGATAAAAAAGGGAAAGTTATTTTTTTAGATGAAGAAACTAATAAAATAATTAAGTTAGATAAAAAGAAAGTCGTAAAGGCTTATGATAAATGGAGATGAGAAATGGTAGGTAAATTAACATGGTATAAGGCAACAAGTTCAATAATTTGTGCATTAATGGATCATCCTAAATACTTTAATAAGCAACAATGCTTAAAGAGGGCAATAGATGAAAAGAATGGTGTAAGCAAAGAACAAACACCACAAACTAACAGGCAAAGAACAGGTGACTTATTAGAGCCTGTTTTAATAGAGGAAGTTAGTCACAGGTTAGGTTTAATCAATGTAAATGCAAATATAGATTATAAAATAGAACATCCAATGCTGCCGTTAGAAGCATCATTAGATGGATTAGCTGAAGCTGATAATCTAATTGTCCAACCCAATGAGGAAATAGGCATATATCTACCTCACGCAACCAAACTTACTTTAAATGGAACTATACCTATAGAGGTGAAAGTAAGTAGTGAGTTTCCACATACAGAACCACCTGAATGGTTGGGAGTATTACAGCTAATGAGCAGCATGGAAATATTAGATGCTGAATATGGAGTGCTGATAGTTTTATATGGTGCTGATTTAAGAACTTTTGTATATCAAAGACAAGCTGATTTTGCACAAAAGCTAAAAGAGG